TTACAAGTTCGGTAAGAAGATCTGGGATAAGATTAAAGATCTAGCAGATCCACAATTTGAAGACGAGAAGCCAATCAATGTATTTGACTTCTGGGAAGGGGCAAACTTCAAATTGAAGATTCGTAATGTAGAAGGCTATCGTAATTACGATAAGTCTGAATTTGAATCGCCTAGTGCTTTATCTGAAGATGATTCTGCAATTGAGGAAATTTGGGGTAAGCAATACTCGTTACTTCAGTTCCTCGATGAAAAGAATTTTAAATCCTATGACGAATTGAAGAAGAAATTCGATATGGTTATGGGACTTGCAGGTGGCACTATTTCTACTAAGAAAGCTGAAGATACTTACTTAGATGAGGAATTCGAATCTGCTCCAAAGGTACAAGCAACTGCTGCGCCTAAGCAGGTTGAAAAGGCACCTAAGAAGGAAGTAGACTTTGACGACGATGATGAGTCTTTGTCCTACTTCGCTAAATTAGCTGAAGATTAAAAAAAAGCCCGCTTCGGCGGGCTTTTTATTTCATTCTAATTTAGTAATTCCGTCTTAAAGTTATTTTCTTCAGCCTCATTCTGTATTTTATCTTTTAGAGACTGATTAATTAATTTAGATATGGATTCAATATCTATATATCGAACCATATCTTCGCACAAAATCTTTAAAATTCTCATTTGTATTTTCAGATGTCGACGAATTTGGAGTTACTGTTGTTGAATTTTTTCCAGAATCGCCTTGGCCTAAAATGTTATTGGTAACATTGTTAACTGTGCCACTAAATTTTTCTTTTGTATAATCAATAAGTTCTTCACTTAGCTTAGTTGTATCTTCTATAGTCTTTGCTAGGGCTGTACCTAGTCCGGGAGCAAGATTAATTTTCTGATCTTGTATTGTTATTTCGCCTAATTGATCTAAAAACGGCACTATCTTTTTCTCGATATCTTCCTTAGAAAGAAAATCTAGATTGTCTGAAAATTTTTCTAATGCTTCATTTGCTTCTTTTAGTAATTTATTGAATGCGCCTTGATTCTGCAATTCATCATATTCTTGTCGCAGTTNTTTCTCTTTGTTCGGCTTCATCTAGTTTCGCCATTTGTCCTTCGGTGAGTTTCTGCCCATTTATCATTCCACCTTGAGATTTAACCCATCTTGCATATTGCCCTTCGGTCCATTTCGTTCCGTCACCCAACGGGCTATCTAGATAACGTATATCTCCCATTGTACCTCTAACATCATAGGTTTCACCTGGAGCTAAATCTCTACTAGCATTAAAAGGCCCAGGCATATTTCCGAATAATGATCTATTAGAAGGCGAATACGGACTTCCGAATAATCTACTAGTATTTCTCGCGCCTTTATTTGGCAAACCCCCTTTAACAATATCCTCAATAGTTGCATCTGGATCATCAGGTAATAACATAGTAAGTCCTAATGCAGCTAATGCCCCCGCAAGCCCTCTTCCTGCACCACCTGGAGAAAATCTACTAGGTCTTCCTGTTCTAACATTCTCGGCATCTACAACTCGAGGACCATACTTTCCTTCATTCCAGGGGAAACGCGATTTGTAATTTGGGTCGAAGGGTGCGCCTCTGCCCGGACCTTCCAATAGAAGGCGGTTACCTCCTGGTCTTGTTGTGGGGCGGGTGCCTCCTCCGCTCGGGTTCTTTCCATCAGGAGGTAGGACAACAGGAGGCTGGCCCCCAGGTTTCTGTCCACCAGGGAAATTGGCCCCAGGCATTCCAGGAATCGTAGGAAATAATCTAGATAATTTAGTAATTCCGTCTACTAATTTATCGAACCCATTAAGTAAACCTTTAAAACCGGACATTAAAGTACTTGATAATAAAGAGATCGCACCAACTATTCCTGCAAGAAGAATTTTACCTAAGCCAGATAACATTCCTCCAGATGCGCCGCCGCCCATATCTAAACCCGACATTCTTCTAGCAATAGCTTCGGCAAGCTTTTCTCTCTCAATTGCACGTTTAGAATCTGTACTTTGCCTAGCTATAAAATCTATATTTCTAGCTTGTCTTTCGGTTATATCCCTAAGTGCGCTCATTTCCTCCATCATTTTTTGTTGATATTTAGATGGGCCGAATACCTTACTAAATAAATTTGTAAAGAACCCTTTATCGGGTTGCGCTTTACCTCCAAAGGATGAGCCGAAAGATCCCTTGCCCTTTCCTGCTAGATAACTTTTTATTTCTGAAATACCGCTACCAAGTTTAAAAACTTCCCTTTGTATATCTTTATTTTCTTTATTAGATGAAGATCTCCTATTCTTAAAGATTTCATCAGATATAGTATGCAATATCTTCGATTGTTCTCGAAGACTATCATTTTGTGCCTTTAGGCTATCTATGATAACTCTATCGGTTGGGTTCAACTTATCGAAAGGTAACATGTATTATCCCTTAAATGCTTTTTGTTTCAATTTTTCGTTTTGTTCGCTAATGTGTTCTATAAGCATAGTGACGTAAATATCTCTTTCCCATGGTAACATATTTTCTATTTCAGTTAACGAATAATTATGACTATTCATTAATGAAAAATTTAACTTATAATAGTTAAGAAGACCCTCATGAGAAAGAGTTAAACGAAAAAATTTTGTAGACCTTCTAATTTAACTTCATTCTTAGTTCCACACTTACTACAATTTTGCTCAACAGTTTGAGTAATTTTTGGCATGGTAACAAAGAATTTTTCTAACTTTTCAAACTGACTTCTTGAAAAAGAATTAACAAATTCTATTAACTCTTCTTTTGTATAATCTGTGTATTGTTGCTCATCTGTAAATACCACTTTGATACAGGATGACAGCATCTCTACAATGTTTTCCGAATTAAAATTTTCATATATTGATGCGATTTCATCAAAAACAGGATATCTCATCTCCAATCCAATAGTATCAGTAATTAAAATTTTGGTAGTATGCTCAGAATTTTTTTTAACTTCTGCCCGAGTAATATCTAATTCAAATTCAATCTTATTTTCACAATTATTACAAGTTAAAGTTAAGGAAGTTTTTTCTCCTATTGATTTCGCTCTAATATTAATGAACAAATATTCAATATCAAAATTAGGAAGTTCTTTAACTTTTAGTTTATTAAATGTACAAACATCTACTAAATCTGTAACTATTTTATAAATTTCTTCAGAATCCGACTCTAATGCGGTTAAGAGAATTTTATATTCTTTAACTAAGAATGGTCTATATTTTACTTTTTCTTCGGTAGAAGGTAAAATCAATTCATAGGTTGGTGTTTCTAATTTAGGTAAAGCCATGTTATGTCCTCAATTTATGGTATCGTTTCAATGTCTGGAGATAGTATAGGCCCATCTCCTAAACCGCTTTCTACTCTGTTTGGTTGCTCTCGACGTATTCTAATACTACGGTCGTCTTCAGTTTCTCCCTCAAGATATTCTGTATCTCGTCTTACTGTGTTTGCTATAATACCTCTTTCAGTGTTTATACTTGGCAATGATCCCCTTTCATCAGTATTTTCTAAGATACTCTTTAGTAAAGGATTATTGGTATTTACAACTTGTTGCTCCCATACTTCAGGATACCTAACCGCATTAGGAATCTTATGATAAGGAAACCATCTTCTATACGAAAAGGTAACATTTAGTTTGTGTACTTGATTTTGTGTACTATTGTTAAGATCAAGTAAAGCCACGCTTCTAGGAAAAGCATCTTCCAATGTTATCGCATATGTGATATTATCTTTTTCGTCTAACTGAAATATAGTAATAGGTACGGTATAATTATCTGCATAATGCACAAAATATTGAAACGGGTCTACGATTATATTAGTCCAAGCATCAAAAAATCCTTTTACATCCATATCCGTATCAAGCAAAAATGTCATAGTTATACCTTCTCCTCCATACTCAGAATTAAAAGGTCTTTGATATGCTGGTCCGTATACTCTTTGCTGTTTAACACCTATTGTTTTAGATGGCAAATTTGCGGATTCGCAAAATAGGCTTATCAATCTGTTAGTCCAAATAGTCTGCGTAAGATCTGCCAAACCTTTTGGCGTTGGAAAGGATATTTCAAATCTATTAGGTTTAGCTAATCCTCTAATTCTTACTTCAGTTTGAAAATCGCTTATAGAAAAATTTGCCATTTGTTATTTGTACTTTTTTAGTGTTTTTCCAAACCTTGCCCATACTTTGTTGTTTAAATCCTTCAACCGGTAGCATGCTGGCGGTTTCCCAATCGGCAAAATTTACTTTCAGGAATCTACTTCGCAATTGCGTATTAAGATATCGTTTTACGCAAGCAGTCGCAGCTAAAAATCTTGAAGAACTATTTAGTATTTGCCAGGATATTTTAATTTTAGTATTTTCGTCGACTCTGCTATCTGTGGCTAATTTTTTTAAATCTCCCAACAACTTAAATCTTGCGCCGTATGGAAGATAGTGCAGATTAATTCCTATAAATCCGTCAGCAGTTTTGGAGAAAGGAAGAACTAATGGGACGGTATCATAATAGGGTAATACGTTTTTATATTTTGGATCATATAAAAACATATACATATATCCAGGAGTAACCACATTTGATAATCTTTGTCCGCGTATCAGTTGTTGCCCCGTTAGTCCTGAGGATAAATTTATGACAGTGTTTTTATACCAGCGAAAAGCTTTATCCTGGTCACCCTTCTGCATTCTAATCTGAGTAAAGATATTTTCAGCCATTTGCGATTCCTAAATCTTTTTCGGTTAAAATCATAAATTTCATATTACGGTCCTCACAAAATTCAAAGGCTGCTTTCCACTTAGCTTCATTTACCCCATATTGAAAAACTTCATCTATAAATTTTTTGGTTTTTCTGGCAGGGATCTGCGGGGGTTTCGTAAATCTTTCAGGCTTAATTTCTATTAAATATTTCTCCGCAATTCCCCGTTTGTTTTTAATCTTAATATAAAAGTCTACGAAATACCTATGTACTTTTTTATCAATGGGGGAAACGTAGGGAACAATGACGATCTCAGAACCCCATTCCTGAACGGATGAATTCAAATCGCACCATTTCATAAACCTAAGTTCCCATAGAGAGCGATAAACAATATTAGTCACATCTCCCTTGTATTTCGAAGGATTTTTCGGTCTAAACTTCCCTTTGTAAGTTTTGGTGTACAACATTTCCTATAAATAATATTAGATTCAACAATATTTATTAAAGAAAATGGCAAAAGGTATCTACGATCCCGAAAAAGATTCCGTTGACAGTATACGAAAGAAATACGAAGCGGAATATAAAAATCAGTTCAAGGGTGCGTACAAGATAGGAACCCATGAATACCCTGAGGGGCTTCGGGTAAAACCGGATCTTCAGCA